TCTGTACGCTAAACCACACACTATGTCTGGTAAAGCTGTAGCTATCTCCGGAAACCCCGGCAAAGAACCTAACCGCAGCAAGGCGGATTCTGTTGACATGAGTATCGGCAACATCAGCAAGTCCGCTGGCAATGAGCCAACTAAGACCGACGGCATCAAAATCCGTGGTACTGGCGCTGCTACCAAAGGCGTCATGGCGCGGGGCCCAATGGCATAAGTATGCGACACGGTTCCATTTACGTTGCAACAAATAAACATACTGGAGAGCAGTATGTTGGGCAAACACGCCAGCTTGTACAAAAAAGATGGGACGCGCACTGGAGAACAGCGGCTTGCAGCAAGTCACGAAAAGCAAAGTTCCAAACAGCACTGCTTACAGCCGGAAAAGATGCCTTTGTGGTTGACGAGCTATTTGTAGCATTTGACGCAGACGCGCTTAATAGCGCAGAAATTTTACTGATCGCAGAGTTAAAGCCGTCATACAACGCTTCGCGTGGCGGTAAAGGGCTTCGTCCAATCTTAGTTTCTGAAGAAACAAAAGCTAAGAGATCAAAAGATGCTAAGGCTCGGTGGGCAAACCCTGAGTGGAAAGCTAAGACAGTCATTAGCATTAAACTTGCAGTACAAAATTCCGATAAAGTAGGTGAGCAAGCGAGGCGTATGGCATTTGCGCATATAGGCACCAAAGCATCTACAGAAACAAAAGCCCGTATGTCTGCAGCGCACAAAAAAAGAAACACGCAATTGGTGTTAGAGAGTACAGAAAAAACACGTATGATTTACGCTGAGCATGTAGCAGGCGCAAAAATAGGCGCAACATGCGAAGCCTACGGGTTGTCAAGGCAAGCGTTTTACAGGCATATAAAGCAACTACAACTACCGCTTTTTGGACAAAAACATCACAGGGGCGTACTTTGACATATACCGAGTTAGCTGCCGCAATTTCTTCATATACAGAAAATACGTTCCCAGTTGCGGATATGAATACGTTCATTACGCAGGCAGAGACGCGGATATACAACACTGTGCAGTTCCCCTCGTTGCGCAAAAACGTAATGGGGGTGCTTACTAGCGGTAACAAGTACCTGTCGTGTCCGGAAGACTTCCTGTCACCCTACTCGCTAGCAGTGATTGATGCTACTGGGGCATACGAATACCTGCTGAACAAGGATGTCAACTTCATCCGTCAGGCGTATCCACAACCGACAGATACAGCTATCCCTAGGTACTACGCTTTGTTTGGGCCAACTACAACCGCAGGGCCCCCATCGGTGCCTACAAACGAGTTGTCGTTTATTCTTGGCCCAACACCAGATGCTACATACGATGTAGAGCTTCACTATTACTACTACCCAGAGTCCATCACCACTGCGGATACAACGTGGTTGGGGGACAACTTTGATACAGTGCTGCTATATGGCGCATTGGTAGAGGCGTACACCTACATGAAGGGCGAGGCAGATATGGTGGCTTTGTACACTAGCCGTTACCAAGAAGCGCTTGCACTTGCTAAACGTCTGGGCGATGGCCTTGAGAAGCAGGATAGCTACCGCAGCGGAACTTACCGAGTACCTGTCCGATGATCGTCCAAACCCAGACAACTTCGTTTAAATCAGAGGTGTACCAAGCGGTACACAATCTGTTGACGGACACCATTAAGATTGCCCTGTACACAGCAAACGCCGACCTTACTGCTGATACCACGGTATATACCACCCTTAATGAAGTTGTAGCGTCAGGCTATACAGCAGGCGGTCAGGTTATGACCGGGGTAGCACTTAACACTTCTGGCTATACGGTCTACGTTAACTGGGCTAATGTTTCTTGGTCAACAGCCGTGACAGCACGGTGTGCCTTGATTTACAATGCCAGCAAGAGTAATAAGTCCATTGCGGTGTTAGATTTTGGTTCAGATAAGACGTCTACCGGCACATTCACCATCACAATGCCAGCCAATACAGCTACTACAGCGCTCATCAGGAGTTCAAATTGATTGTTACGACTACCAAAGGTGAAATGGACGACTCCTTGTTGGAGCATCGTTCAGGCACTGTAGACAATGAAAACGAGTTAACCACTTGGACGGAGTACTGGTTAAACGATGAGTTGGTTCATCGGTCTGCTCACGTTACGCTGAAGAAAATACCCACTTTTGCGGGTGCAGAAACCGCTTCTTTTTAAGGAAATATCATGGCAAACACCCAATCAATGTGTACCTCTTTCATGGGCGAACTGCTTACTGCAACCCATAATTTTGGCACTGCTCCTATTCGAGGCGCAACTACTGCTGACACCTTTAAGGCAGCGTTGTACTTAGCGTCGGCTACCATTAACGCATCCACCACTGCGTACTCTGCAACTGGCGAAGTTACTGGAACCAACTACTCTGCTGGTGGCGTATCGGTTACCAATGCAAGTGCACCAACAGCCACAAATAGTTCAGCTACCGCTGGAGTAGCGTACTGGACACCTTCGGCATCATTTATATATACAAACGTAACGCTTACCACAGCCTTTGATACAGTTTTGCTATACAACTCTACCCAGAGCAACAAGTCGGTTTCTGTACATACCTTTGGTTCGCAGACAATCACTGCTGGTACGTTTACACTAACGATGCCTTCTAACTCTACGACTACCGCTTTATTGCGCCTGTCTACTACCTAAACTGGATAAGCGATGTTCGGTTTAGCGCCATTCTCTGGCGCACCGTTCAGCGCAACGGGCGCTTCAAGCCCAAATCCGGGAACGTGGGGGTACTCCACTTGGGGTTCTAATACTTGGGGCGGCTTAATTGTCGCCACTGGTACGCTTGGTACGGGCGCTGTAGGCTCAGTAACCTTTGGTATAGGGTTTGTACCTACAGGGGTTTCTGCTGTAGGTAACGTAGGCTCAGTAGCCAGCAGTGGCATATCAGTAGCCCTGACAGGCGTTTCTGCATCTGGTGGTTCAGGGTCTTTAGCTCCAAGCACATCGGTAGCACTTAACAACGGCTCATGGGGATACTCTACTTGGGGCAGTAATGCTTGGGGTGGGGCAATACTTGATAACGCATCAGGCGCTGTTGGTGCAGTTACTGCGGCTAATTCTGATGCGGAGACAGGGGATGTTGCCACTGGTAATGTCGGTACTGTTGGGCTTTCTGTAACCGTAGCCCTGACCGGTGTTGCTGCAGCAGGTAATGTAGGTAGCCTAACCTTCGGTATTGAGTTCCCTGTCACTGGGGATGTAGCGGTAGGTAACACCGGAACAGTAGTTTCTGCACTTAGCATAGCTCTGACCGGAGTATCTGCCAGCGGAACCGTTGGAACAGTAGCACGAGGTGATACTCAAATTGCGCTGACTGGCGACTTGGCTAGTGGGTTGCTCGGTACATTTGGGGTAGACAAACAGTTTGCCATCACCGGTGTGGAGGCATCTGGAGAGACAGGGTACTTATCCATCCCGTTCTCTGGAGTTGAGGCGGTTGGTGATGTTGGGTCATTATCTGTAAGTTACGGTTTCGACTTAACAAGCAGCCCCATACAAGCCGCTGTGGGTACCGTGGTGATGGGCAATCGTGTAATTGCTCTGACAGGTGTTGCAGCCAATGGTTCCATTGGGGACGTAATTGCGGTATATTGGAAACAAATAGATGACAGCCAAACAGCAGACTGGCAGAATATAAGCGATGTGCAGACTGCCGCTTGGACAGCAATTGCTAACGCACAGACATCAAGCTGGACGGAAATTGCTACTGCGCAAACACCTAGCTGGGATACAATTGCCGATGACCAGACCCCCGGCTGGGTTTTAATTGATAACGCTACTTAGGGATGTAAATGGCGCTTGTACTAGCTGATCGCGTTCAAGAGACTACCACTACCGCAGGTACGGGTACGGTAACGCTTGCTGGCGCAGTTACAGGCTATCAGTCATTTGCAGCTATCGGTGACGGTAGCACCACGTACTACACAATTGCAGGACAAGGAACTTCTGAGTGGGAAGTTGGTTACGGTACTTACACCGCATCGGGCACAACACTCAGCAGAACTACAGTACTAAGCTCCAGCAATAGCGGTAGTTTGGTTAATTTCTCAGGTGGGTCAAAATATGTATTTGTTACATACCCTGCTAGCCAAGCCGCAGTAATAACTTCTGCAGTCGGGTTTGGTTTTAAGAACCGGCTAATCAACGGCTCTTTTGAGGTAGCGCAGCGTTCCTCTTCCGCAACAATTACCGCTGGTAGCACTATTGCAGCAGGGTACTCCACAGTTGATCGTTGGTATGTGTACTGCACAGGAGCAAACGTAACCGCCGCATACGTAGCAGGCGTGGCTCCAGAACTACATCAACTACAAATCACAGGTGCAGCATCAGTTACTGCTATAGGTGTTGGGCAGCGCATTGAGGATGTTAACTCCGCAGACCTTGCGGGTAATACCTGTATGCTTAGTGCCACTATAAGCAACTCGCTTCTAACCACTGTTACGTGGACTGCGTACTACGCAAATACAGCCAATACCTTTGGAACACTAGCAAGTCCCACGCGAACCCAAATAGCAACTGGAACATTCACGGTTACATCAACAGCTACACGATATATCGCAAGCATTTCAGTGCCTTCTGCTGCAACAACAGGTATAGAAGTCGTGTTTACTGTGGGCGCACAGACTTCAGGAACATGGAAAATAGATAACGTACAGCTTGAAAAAGGCTTGATGGCTACCGCTTTTGATGTTCGTTCATACGGAACAGAGTTGGCTTTATGTCAGCGTTATTACTTTAAGTATGTAGCTAGCACATCAAACTGGCTGGGAAGTGCGGGTTATATCCCAATAGGTTCAGGCTCAACAGGTAGAGCACCGGTTATTTTTCCCGTGCAAATGCGTATTGCACCAACAGTACTAGATACGACCGGGACAGCAGCAAACTACCGGATGATGCCTGACAATGCAGTTCTTAGCGTTGTTCCTGCAATA